GATCGTATGTGAGCCTTGATTTTATAACTTTTCGGGGCAATTTGTTCACATTTTTATCTCGACTGGCTTATAATCTCGGAAATTTTATATAAATTTGCATCGTCATTTATAAAATAGTATTGATTATGAGCAAATCAAATTCAAAGCAATCTGGTGAAGCACCGAAGATAGAGACAAATGTTCCAAAGCAAACACCGCATCCACCAATAGGCACAACAAAAATAGTAATAAAGACAAAGTGAGGAATCCCGTCAAAGACCATAGCAGAAACTTCATGGCATGCTTGTAGCATTTTTGCATCCTTGCCACCTCTGCCGTTGCCGCATCAAGCACTTCTTCTTTATCCTTTAGCATCAAGTAGAGGTGCTGGCACATTTTCTCTTTCTCATTACGAGTATTATTCAGCCTGTCAATGGTTGTTTGCGGAAGTAGGTATTTAAGGCTGTTCCCACCAAATTGATTTTCCTTCTCCCAGACAATACCATTAAAGAGCCAAATCATCCCTATGACTATGATACCAATGATAATGCTGATGGCTATACTGCCCCAAGGGGAAAGTCCTTCGATGGAATATAAAGCGACGAAGAGAGCGACGGCAAGCGTAGCAAGCAGCCCAATAGTGTGTAATGCCTTTTCCCTGACTTCTGAGCTGAACTTCTGTGCTTCGGCTATGGCAAGGTTGTTGTCAGCGAGGAAATCCCGCAGCACATCCTCACCGAGGAAATTTAGAATCTCCTGATTATAGTCACCTTCCACATATCGCTTGACTGCGGACCTCTTTCCTTCTTTCTTGTTCTTCTTTGCCATAATTGTAATGATTTGAATGGACACTGCAAAGATACAAATAATTCTTGAAATATCTAGACGCGAATTTTCGATGCGATACGCTTTTCAAAAACGAAACGTGTATTTTCCCATCAAAAACGAAATGTGATTTGAAAAGCAATTTATCAGCGAAAAAACAGCATTTGAAGCACCAAAAACGTGCTCAAAAAGCATCATAAAAAGAGCCTTGAAAATAATCACTTTCGAGGCTCTTTTTTTCGTCTAAAAACTTGCGTAATTCAAGGAAATTTCGTACCTTTGTACCTGTTAAGTTGATGCTTTGTGTCCTCACACATTGAGGTCAAATCTCACGTTCTCATCTCCATTGAGCAAGTTCTTTGTTCTCTCCAGATTGCTTGCATAGATATGAACGTTTCCAAGGTTCAGTGTGATTGACTTCAAAGGCAAATCAATCTGTCTTGCCATCAAATAAAGATGGTAAATGTCTGACGGCAAACCTAAGTTCGCATCACTGCTTCGCTGATAAGCAGAAACAACCAGTTCGCCTTCATCAATCTGGAACTGCACGAGACTCAGGCAAGGCGCTTGGTTGCTCTCTGCATCCGTTGAGCCAAGGAACAGCACATAGTTCTTGCTGTTGCGCTTCTCACGGTTAATCTTTGCAATGAGCGGAGGCAATTTCTCAAAATAGGTCGGATAGCTGTTAACCAGGACAGAACCGCAATAGTCCCACCAGTTTATTCCCACATCGCGATACTTCTCAACCTGTCTTTCACCCTGCATAAACAGTTGTAGTTCGCTTTTGAGCTTCTTTCTGGCTATGCTGTGGCTCTCGAATATATCCAAGAGGTCAGCGGGTGTCAGTGACAGTTGCTCATTCAAGAGATACTTAATATCCCCTTTCTTGTTGTGCTGCATCTTTCCATTTGAAAGAACTTTGTTCAGCATGTCGTAGTATTTATTCATAACGCTTGATATTAAAAGATGGCACAAAGTTACGAATAAAAAGGTGGCACACCTCCCAGAACTTCAAAATCACGGTGCAGACATTTTGCAGTCGCTTTTGAACTTCCGTATCAGGTCATAGACCTTCCTGATGCTGATGTGGTACTTCTCAGCCAGGAACGCCACACAATACGACACTTTCAGCCCGTCACCTTGCAGATCACGAAACTCTTCATACAGTTTGATATATTCCACGTCACCCGTTCCCACATTGGCATTTCTGAGGGCAATTAGGGTGCTTTCCGTCAATTTTATTGCCTCAAATACTTTCATCTCAATTATTTTTCGTACCTTTGCACCGTCTCACTTAACTTATACACATAAAACACCTAACCGGAAGCGGAGGTATAGGCCCCCAGCTCGCCGGTTAGGTGTAATGTGTTAAAAAGTAAGTGAGACGACTATTTAACAGGCTGGGGGCTTTTTTCATCCCCCTACATCTTAGCTGAACACACTCCAGTCCATTTCTTTTCTCTCAGTCCAGGAGGCATTGAGGCAGTTCTGGATATGCTGCTGCATACCTGTGACAAATGCCGTCAGTTCCTCAATGTCCTCGAAGGTGTAATAGACAGGGGCTTCATCTGTGCCAAGTTTCACGGTCGGCATGGTTTCCAAGTCACCATTCTTTGCCATGATGTAGTCACGTGTATAGTTCGCCTGGTTCTCAGACGAAAGCCATACCAGATGACCACTCCACTTGTAGCCTTCAATGATAGCCTTCTGTGTGTTCTGACTGATCTGGGCGGTGATGGTTTCCTTCACCTCTTCAATCGTCGGCTGATGGTCAAAAGATGTGCGCCAGTTATAGCCCATCTCATTGTCCTCATCCTTGCCGAAGCCATAGAACAAGTCCCAACGGTTCCGGCCAACTTTCTGCAATCCGTCCTGACGGATTTGTGCTCCATAAATTTTGTCCATCTCGATAATTTGTTAAGTGATAAAATAATGTTCAATCAGCGTTCAGGTGAAGCAGTATTTCACCTTGTTGCCGTCGTATTTGTGGAGGTGGAGCGCCTTTTCAGGTCTCCACCTTACGCTTTTACGCTAATCGAGTTCGATTTCGCCCCTGAAGGCCAGACGCGTGCCGTTGCTCGTGGGCGAGACACCAGAATTGCTGTACACATTCGAGAACACAAGACCGCCACGCGCATTCGAGCTGAAGTCCGAGCGGCACACGACACGGCCAGTATAATGTGCGTACCAAAAACCAGCACAATAGTTCTGGTTCCAACGGCTGTTATCGCTGGTCAGCTTCGACGGAATGATGTCGCAGTAGCGACCATGTTTTACACGACCAATGCAGTAGCCAGTTGCGTTGATGCCCTTCACCGTGCGCTCCGTGCCACTGGTGGGGTCATAGATATGCCAGACGGCATCATTCTGGTCGCCGTTCGCGGCAGAACCGAAATTCCTCATAAAACTGGCGTATGAATGCACGTTCACGGCTACATTGTCAAGCCATTCACAAGTGCAGCCCATGAAGCCCTCCAAGCCCAGAACCTTGTTGCCGTCGCCTGTGCCTCTCACGCTGTTGGTGTTACCGATGCTGTCCCTGTAGCCGGTAGTGCCGCCATTAGACTTTCCATAGCCGCATACCAGCTGGTCATCACGGTTTCCCACAGTTGAGAAGAACAGCAGGGCCAGCAGCTTTGACATCTCATAGTCTATCATCTGATAGCCCTCACCTCTCAGATGGGCAAGGTTCTGGAAGTCTTTCTGTGTGTAGTTGATGGTTCCTGAAGGCGTGCTTCCTATAACGTTGCCGTCATCGTCATACTGCCATTCGGGGGATGTCGTGTTCGTTCCTGTTCCGGTTCTGACGGTTGCGCCAGAAATAGAACGCAGACGTGTCTGCGAGTCAACACTGGCTTCATAGATTCCGCAGAGGCATTCCGCACTCTCCACCCAGTCGGGCTCTATGGCCTCAATCTCCGTGCTGTCAACGGCAATGGCCTCCAGATTGGAGTTGCTGCTGGCAGAAGTGAAGACGAAGGTGCTTGCGCCCGATGGCACGTCGATGAAGATATAATCTCCTTCCACAAAGTCGAAGAGGGCGCTTACAACGGCCATGTTATACTTGCTGATGATGACACCTTCCGCATCGATGAAACATGCTCCGATGGTGGCATCGTTCAAGCCGGGCCATCTCACCTGCCTCATACCCTCAACATTCAGCTGATAGGTGTTGTAGTTAGGTGTCGCTGCCAGTACGCCTGTACTCTCCAATGTGCTTTCCCCTTCCGTGATGCTGCCGACAATCACGGCAACATTCTCCTGGAGCAAAAGGTTGGAAAGCAATGCCCGTCTGATGGTGCTTGCCGTCGATAGCGGCTCCGTACTCAGCGAGCTCCAGGCAATATACTTCTTCTGGTTCTTGAAGTCGTTGATGCCCTTGTACCAAAGGTGCGGAATACGCATGAAGGCATCATTGCCGCTGCCTACACCGTCGGAATAGTCGAAGGTTGAGCCGTCCAGCAGTTTCTTGTAGTCGCTCTCGCTCATCCTCACACCCTCAAACTTGCCCGTCTGGGTGTTCAGCTTGCCGGTCACGGGGATAAGCTGCTCACGGATCTTTGAGATGTGGCCGCTTGCGGCATAGCTGTTGCCTGTGGTCTCGTTGTCAAGGTTGGTGATGTTCTGGGGGTCATCCTCCGCATCATCAAACTCCACCAGCGTATATTGTGCCTGGTGCAAAGTGAGGTCTGTAAACTCTGACTGCCAGGCCGCCACCGTCTCATCCTCAACGTATTTTGTCAGCATGTACGTTCCTACCAGTGCAGGGGCGGTCTGTGCCGTCAGGTTCGCGTCAAGGCCGCTCAGATGCAGGGCTGATATAGCTGCAAGGTCTGTACCGTCGCTGCTCACCTTGACGGGGTTCGCACGGACTACACGGAGCCTGCTGCCGCTCGTTCCTGCAATAGTGCTCAGCAGCGTCATGGCATCGATATGGGCACAATGCTCCACGATGAGCGTTGTCACACTTGACGGGTCTTCCAGTACCAGGCCGTCTGTTGTCAGGTTGGGCAGGTATCGTAGTCGCAGATAGTTGTAGGTAGCCGGCAACTGCATATAGGTAATCTTCGCACCGTCGGCAATATCGGCTCTCACCAGCTGACTGTTGGCAGCAAACAGGGTTTCCAGACGCGGACAGCTGCTGCATACAACATTCGTGATGAGCGTTCCCCTGATGTCAAGGATTCTCAGGAAGGGCAGTTCGCCTAGGTTCAGGTTCGTCAGCAGCGTATAGGCTCCGATGGTCAGGTTACTCTTGCCGACACTGCCTATATAGATTTCCTCTGCAAGTGTCATCACAGAGAAGTCGAAGTTGCTTGACAGCGTAATCTCTGACAGGTCAATCTTCGACATGCGGTCTGCCTGGTAGATATAGAGCAAGGCTCCTTCCTCATGTGAGAAGTTCGTGAAGACATGGGTCTCACCGGCTTCCAGATAGACGCTTTCCGAGATCGAGCCGGAACTGTCATTGCCGATGCCGAAATAGCCGGTCTTCGCGGCCTTGATGGTGATGGTCGCACCGTTCGGGGCATTCACACGCCCAGACAGGACACCGCTAAAGAAGTCGCCGGTACCATAGAAACCATCACGGATTCTCCATCTACGTTCTATGAACGCGGGCAGTGAGGTAAGGCCAAGGCCCTGCAAGGCATAGAAGTAGATATTGTTGGCCGTCGTGCCGGTAAAGTCGATATACTTGCGCTCACCGTCATAGCTCGACACCTTTTTCTGCCAGCGTCTGATGCGGGATGTCAGGAAGAAATAGGTGGCACCCTCAGGAGAGAACGGCTGCAGGGTCACACCGTCAACCGTTGCCGTACAGGAACGCATGGCTGATGCAACAGTCCTCAATGACAGTTCGGTACCACCGGCATCCACATAGACAGTCTGCTGCAGGTAGATGTTCCGGAACAGGACAGAGTTGTAGCCGGCATACGGATTGGTGTAGCCTGTCTGCACGTCAGGCAGCTTGTTCGGGTCAACCTCAGCGTCCACCGTCTGGCCGCCGTCATTATCCTTGCCGTTGCAGGTGTCGCAGTCATACACCTTGTTCAGGTACATACGCAGGGCAAGCATACCCTCAGCCGTGTCACTGGCTTCGTCATTGTCATTGTAGTACACGCCGTTCACCACCTTGCAGCCGTCTTCAAGGAACCACATAGGCTGCATGTTCTTGGCCCGCTGGTCAACAGCGGCCAGATAGTCCGTGAAGACATCGTATGACAGGCAGGAATACGGGCTTGCATACTTGTAGAGGTCGGTCTTCCACAAATCCAGTCTTGCGGAACCGCCATACGTGTCATAGTCGCAACTGTCGCAGAACTTCATCCAGCGGAAAAGGTTATAGGGAACCTTCTTGCCCAGGGCGTAGGCAATAGCCAGGTCGTCATCGTCAATCAGCGTCTCATAGTAGTACGTCCAGGCGGGAACGGTCTCTACGCTGATGTCGCCGCCGTCGATAAGGGCCTGCACCCATTTCGAGAACGAGGTGCTGGGGGCCATCATGTCACTGACAGAGGAAACTCCCTTGAACCAGTCCATGCCCTGATAGTTCAGAAGCTCAAAACCGTCTGTCGGGTTCACCACACAGCCCGTCACCGTCCAGCTGCCGTTGGCGTTCTGAACCATTGAGCCGGTCTGCTCATTCCATGAGCCGTTTTCATACTTCATCACCTTGTAGCTGCTGCCGCAATACTGCGAAAGCACATAGGTGGCGTCAGTGTCAAGCCCGCTCGTAGCAAGGAAACGGGTCTTCGTCTGAGCAAGGGTCTCACCGCTTATGCCGTAAAACTCCACAAAGTCGCCATAGTTCAGACAGCCCTTGTTGTAGCCGGGCACGTCATTGAAGCCCAGGGCCACCTGCTCCTTCTTGTCTTCCTTCCAGTTGCCCTTCGAGTGGAAATACGGACTGTTGCCGGTGTCGCTCTTTGAACGGAACATAGCCACAGGTATATTGGCAGTTGAATGGTTCATGACCAGGCCGTCCACAACAAGGCTCCCTTTCTTCCAGGTACCATCAAAGGCCCGCTGGGCAGGGGTCATGTAATTGCGGCCCAAGGCCCTGAACGTCGCGTTCATCATGTCGCACACGCCGCAGTCGTTGGCGTTGGAGCTGTCACTGTAGTCCACCTTCACCGTGATAATATCCACGGGGATGCTGTCCTCATGCACCTGCACCTTGTTGATGGCAGCAAGGGCAGCAGCCTTGTCCCAAAGAGCACCGTCATAGCCCATTGCGACAATCTCAGCACGGGTGTAAAGCAGCGTAATCGTAGTGCCGCCGGTCTTGTTCACCTTGTCATAGGTGGAACCCTTCTTCTGAGCCAGATAGTAGCGGGGATTCTTCACGGGGCGCTGGGCTGAGGTCGTACCCTGGTTCCTGCGGGCAACGTCACGGGCAACAAAGTTGGTCCAGGGACGCTTCGGGTCAATATAGTAAAGCGTCACATAAATCTGGTCTTTCGTCGATACGGTCCTGTCAAGGCCCTCAATGTCCGAGCCGTTGAAAGGACACTCTATGATATAGGCCATGCCCCTGGCTGCAAGTTCCGCTGCCTGGGGGCGCAGCTTCGTTGTCGATATGCCCAGCTCCGTCACCTGCTGGCTTGCCATCACGCTTTCAAAGTCGTATTCCCTCACCATGTCATTGGTGTCAGTCAGCTTCACAAGGTAGTTCTGGAAAGCCTGGTCAAACTGGAAATAGTCTTCCCATCCCAGCATATAGAACAGGTATAAGTCGCCCTGAGTGCCGTTGAAGGTGATGTTCTTTTCCTGGATCAGGTTGCTCTGGCCTGCCACATATCCTATGGCGGCCACTTCCTCACCGTTCAGGTAGAGCTTGATGAAATAGCAGGTTGTGCCTGAACGGGTCTGTCCCAAGCCTTCTGCGGCTGGTTCCACCACGACGGCAACGGTCACCTTCTCACCCTGCCTGTAGGCGCGTTCCTCGGCATGGTTCGTAAGGCCTGTGGAACAATAGATGCCGACAGCCTTGCCGGTGACATAGAAACCGGCACCAACGCCCTCATGGTAGCACTCCATCAGAACCGCGTTGTCATCAACCAGGTTCTTTGAGGCAAAGGCAAACTGGATAGCCAGGCCGTTTGCCTCTATCGACGTGGGCTTGAAAGGCTGGTGGTTCAGGGTGGCGGTCACATCCTCTGCAATGCGAAGGCACTTCTCTCCCAGGAAGGTGCGGAAACCGGTTGTGCTCCAGTTCGAGCCGTTGACGGCTATCGTCTTGCCGCCGCTGGTGATACTGTGGTCTGTTTCCTCATTGCTCCTGTTCGAGAAGTCAAAGGCATAGATGGCACCGCTCTTCAGGACGGCATCAATGACGGTTCCGCTCACAAGGAACGTCGCTTCTGTTCCGTAGGCAGTACCAACACCAGCCTTCACGATATGCGAGAAGGTGCCGTCACTCACTACACCTGTCACCTGATGGGTATAGGTGTAGCTCGTTGAGCGGTAGGCCGTATGGCTCTGGACAGCGCTGCCGTCCAGATAGACGGTGACCGTCGGGGCGTTGTTCGTCGGGTCATACACGGCATAGTTCACGGTGATGGTCTCGTAGAGCTTCACCGTTGCGCTGGCAGTCTCGCATGTCCAGCTCTCCACGACAAGGGGCGTAGTGCTGCTCTCATCGATGACAAAGATTCCCGTGTACAGGTAGTTACCAACCACTCCTGATGCAACGTCCACACCATGAACGCGGATAGGATATGCACCATGAGCAAGCGACACGCCAAGGCAGTTTGTCGGGTCAATGGTGATGCCGTGCGAATAGGTGTCCTGGATGGCAGAGCTGCCCAGCTGCTGCCAACTGCCGTTCAGGTAGATCTCAGTGACGGCCGTGATGCCTCGGTCACTCGCATTGTTGGCAAACTTGTAGAGTGGAATACTCTTTGCCCCACCTCCAACCGTCAAGGCCGTGCTCTGGGTGTACTGCAGCGTCTGAACACTTGACACCGTTACGTCAACAGCCGTGACGTTGATATTGCGTGAGCCGGTATTGCCGCCATCGTCGGTAATCAGACAGCGGAAACGACGCACACCGGCATTGGTGAAATACTGCGAGACATCCATCACAAAGTCATAGGTGCTCAGGGATGCTGACGATGCCTTGTTGAAAGTGAAGGTCTCCAGCAAGGTATTGGTGTCCCTGTCATACAGGGCTATCGTCGCTATCGTGTTGTCCTGCTCCGAACTGCCTACAGTGGTCACCGAACGGACTGCGGCACGCAGGACAAACGAGCCACCGGCATTGCCATACAAAGGCGAAGTCTGGAAGGCTGCCGTCACGATGGTTCCTGAGCTGCTGCCACCGCCACCGGTGCCGACGCTGAACTGCACTTCGTCACCGATGCCGTCACCTTCGGCATTCTCCAGCTGCATCTTCACGACCCCCTCTGTCTCTGTGTCAACCTTGATGCCGGTGGGGATGTGCGTGTAGGCACCGCCCGTAGAGAAGGCATCCTCACCGTCCTCTTCCGGCTCATCAGAGGTCTCTACGTCGCTGCCGCCTCCGAAGTCTTTCCACAGACCTACCTCACCGAAGTCTGTCACCTCGCCCTGGAACTGTTTCGTCTCCAGAGTGTTCTCGCCTGTCTGATACGAAATGATGAGGCCTTTCTTCGCATAGGTCACACCACTGGTCTGCTGCCAGGCCACAAGACGGGCAACGGCTGTTTCCAGCGTGTAGTAGGTTCCGGCTATCGGGGCACCGCACAGGCTGTTGATGATCAGATAGGTCTCACTGCCGGCTGCCAGGCTTCCGAAGTCTTTCCAGTTGTCGGTGTTCATCCAGTTTGCCTCTGTCAGTGTCCGACCGATATATTGGTATGTCTTCCAGATGCCGGCACTGATCTCAAACGAGATAATCAGGCCGCTAACGGCCTTCTCACTGTTCCACGCGGCATGAACGGCACTAAGCCCTGTGTTCTGTTGGTCGCACAACACATAATAGCCGTTGATGGGCACTTCGTTGGTGGCGTTGAAGATGCTGCTCACACTGCTGCCGCCCACCTCTATGAGTTTGGAGCTGCTGCCGTCATACATATACACGCGGTTGCCGCAGATATACTGCTTGTCAGTATAAGGCTCAGCGGTGTCCATGTCGATGTATTCATCTTGACCATTCCATGCGTTGTAATACTTGGGGTTTGCACCAATGCCGGTACGCAGGGCAAAGCAGTTCATATCCTTGCACCATACAACAGAAGAGAGCGCTGGAACCGATGCCAGGCCTACTTGCTCAAAGATGATGTTCCCTTCAACAATAGCACCAAAGCGTGAGGGGTGATGAGACTGGTCTGATTGCTTGATTTCTTCAAGCTCTTCGTCGATATTGTCAAGCTTTTCCTTGTCTTCCGCACTCATCAGTCCGGCGTTGTCTGCACTCGCCAGCTTGTAGCCAAAGGCTTCCTGGACGTGTGAGGGAATGGCATTGCCGTAATACCTGCCAACATAGTAGAAGGGGTCTGTAGGGCTGTCTGTCGAATAGACAAGGCAGTCTGATACACCTATGCCGAAACCGTCATCATCAGTGTCACCTTTCTTCAGGCAGAAGGCAAGCCAGTAGGTATCACCGTCTGACATAGAGTATATGCGCGACTCTACAGGGTTCCCGTTCCAAAGATAGACACCATTCTTGGGTAACAGAGCTCCTGAGGACATATAGCCTGCCAAATCGACAAACTGGGTCTCTATATCATTCAGTCTTACGTCCAATCCGGACAAAAGACCTGTAAGGCTCTCATCGTCCTCAATGCCCTCCAGGAATGACACAACCTCATTGAAAGTCTCTATCGCCGTGCTCACATCTCCGTTTAGCAGATTGTTCACTGTATCTTGCAGAGTGTTGATGCGCGAAATCAGACCGTTGTCAGCCGACATACGAGCACGCTCTTCATCGGCAAGGTCACTAAGCAAGCTGTCTATCTGGCTCTGCAAGGCGTACACGCTGCCAAGATTGCCCATCAGCAGCCATGCGGCGGCTCCCGTGTTGCCCTTCTGCCAAGCATACACGTTGCCGCTCTCTGCCTGGGTGGTGTTCGTAGAATTGTAGATTACTACGAGCTGGCCGAATCGGAGGGCCTTGCCGTTGCTGCCAACAGGGGCAGAGGCATCGGCCACCATTGCCGCATAGCTCGCATATACCTTGTGAATACCAAGACCTTCCGCATTCTGTTCCATGTCGGCAAGGTACTCCAATACGTCTGCCTGAAGGCCAAAGGTGTCCTCAGGGCTGATGCCGCTCACCTCCGTAACTGCACGAAGGCGAGCGGCTATTTGCTGTAACTGATAAATCGTTTTCATATTCTTCTTTGTTATTCGTTTTAGACATCTCTATCCAGACAGGCTATAACCTGGCCGTATTCGTCACCGGGCAGGCAAGGGGGCAGGTAACCACGTGTCAGACTTACTGTCTGCGTCACGCCGTTCCCGTCAGTATAGCTGCCCAACGATTGTATCACAATCTTGCCACGGGGATTCGTTGTCTTCACCTGACTCTTCAGGGTGCTGCTGAAACGGCTGCCGTCAGGACGCAGCAAATTGGTCGTCGAGTTTTCCGATGCCTTCAAGACAAAAGAGGCTCGAAGGGAACTGTCAAGAAGTATGCCGATAAGACCCGTATACTGAGCGTCATTGTCATCATTCTCATAGCCGGCATCGTTAGCCCTCCACGAGGTGGCAGAACTACGGACATTAAGCCGTAGGCGAGGAGCACTACCCTCTGTATACCGTACACTGCCACAATAGCCGTTGTAGAACACAATGGGCATCTGCTTCCAACGAGTATCAGCAGGAACAAAGCCAGCACGACGTGACACTATTTCCTCCAGACATTCAAGGTCATATAACGAATAGCTCGCTGACACACTCGCACTGCCCACATAGAGGAAAGCAGTATACGTCCGGCGGCAAGCACGCACATTGCCGTCGCTGCAAGTACGGCCGTCACTGTCGGCTATACGGATGCCAACCTTGATTCCTCCACCATTGGCAATGTCAGTGTTCAGGAACGTCGCAGAGGCAAAGGGGATGATGTTGCCGTCATGAACAATACTGTTGCCAAAGATCGTAACCGAAACACCGTCTATAGTAGCATATAGGCGGTCATCAAGGGTCGCATCAGCGCCTATAGAGGTCGAGAACTCCAGCGGAGATAGCAGAAAACCGCTCTCAGTGCCGGCAAGAGAAACGAGAAGACCCTTCATCAAGTCCCAACTCGTGGACTGAAGCAGCTGAAGGTCATCCAAATAAACGGGCTGACCGCCCTCATTTGTCAATAACTTATTCATAGTCGTATAGTTCTATGCTGAACGTACGTCCAGCGGGTTTGTATCTGTTCAGCAGGTTCCTGATAGTGCGTAAGTGCAACCAGCCAAAAGCATCCGACGACGCAGAGACCATCGATGTGCAGAGAAACGTAGGAACCTTCAGGGGAATATTGATCAATGCAGTGCTTTCGCCTTCCATGGCAAGATAATAGCCCACATCCTCACCCTGGGTGAAAAGCACGGGAGCTTCCTGCAACTCAGAGATAAAAAACAACATGGGTTCGGCAGAGCCCTCCTGAGACTCTATGTAGATTTGACGGTCCGTCAGGAAAAAGGCATCGTTCAGCACTTTCTCCAGGGAAACCACATGCCCATTTGTGTTCAGACGGATGTCTGCACCATCTTTCTCATCATGGAAGTCTGCGTAGATCTTGCGCAAGGGCAATGTCAACACGCCCAGCAGCGATAACAGGAAACGGCTGCGAAGCAACGGGGGTAGCAGTTGCACAACAAGACGGGAAAAATCAATCCGGTACCACATAGACTAACGTGTTTTCTAAGTCATCGGGAGCATAGCTGCCACCATTGCCTACATAGTTATTGCCCGTCAACAGAGTATATGAGGCGGCCCCGTCCGCTTTATACCTGCATTCCTGCAACTCCACGTCCAGAACACCTTCTACTGCCTGAATGGCATCAACCAGCTTTGTCTTATTGAAAGTGCCACCGTAGAGAATATTCTTCAAATGCTGTCTGATGGCATCCTCAACAGGCTTGCTTCCATCCGATAGCAGCTCACCCTGTTCATTCAGCACCAAGGGGTCAACAGTGATTGAAGCACTGATAAGGAGATGGTCGCTCGCCTTGCTCGTGATGTTCAGGATAACACCTGCCACCTTCACCCTGTTCATATACTGTTTGAACACCGATAAAACGTCATTTGAAAGGGCTACAGGGTTGCCGCCTTCATCTCCACTCACCAGTATCTGAACACTCGTTCCCTTGTCACGTACGGCGGCATACTTCACTACCTGTTTGCTTTCATCGATGGTTGCATACCCATACTGTTGGGTCTGCTCGTTCAAAACAAGACTGTCACCATACTGGAAGGCTAACGCCATCTTGTAGTACCAGGGAACACTCGCCACGACAGCCATAGAGATTTTATCTTCAACATCTGCTTTGTGTTGGTCAAAAAGAACCTCCAAAACATGGCAGCAAGCCGCCACAATGAAGAAAAGGATGTTCTCTATGCTCACACTGGAGAACGAGCCGCTGAAGGTGTCACTGGCACTCAGCCCGTATTTCTCCCTGATGGTCGCGTCTGCCATGAACGCGTCCGTCATCGTCTTCTTGATTTCCGCTACACTCCTTGCCATATTTCGTTTTATTTGAACTCTTCCGTAAACTCTTCATCAAAGATGCGCAGGCGTACATTGCTCTGGTCGCGTGCCGTCGCAGGACTCACATCATTGTTCTTGCAGTAGTTCTGCATGGTGCGGCTCCATGAGGCATCAGGCATCGTCAGCTCTGTTCCCGCATCAGGAACTTCCGTCATGCTCATATTGTTTTCCCTGGCAATGGCAATCATGGCCTCCCATGAACCATATTCCTGTATGGCCACGTCTGCCAGCGTCTGCCCATCTTTGATAATCTTTTTCATCTGCGTGTCACTCTTGATATAATAAAACCAGCCACTACCAGCGCAATAAGCAGGCTGGGGAACCAAAGCCACCGCCACGACCTTTTTTTTACTACTGTCACTTCATTGACGCTCCCACCGTTATAGGTTGAGTCATTCGTTTCGGTGACCGTTGCCTGACTGGTCGCCTCGCTTTTCTTCTGGCGGTTCTGCTGCTGAAGGGTGAGGCTCTTGCCCCGACCCTTGTAGTGCTCTGTCGTGCGCTCAGCCTCATGCAGCAGCACACGACCGCTGGAGTCCGTAACAATGCGCTCACGGGTCTTTTCCACAACGCTGTCACTCCATGAGGTCTGTGTGGTCTGTGCCGAAGCCATTGCCTGACTCTGGCTGTCGGAACTCGTGGATGATGTCTGTGTCACCTCACCCGTGACATGGGCGGTCTCTGTCATCCGTTCCGTCACTTTCTCCTTGGTCTTGCACCCGATGAGGGTCAGCAGTGCCAATAGTATCAACAGTAGTTTCTTCATAGTCAGATGTCTTTATATTCTGTCTTCGCATCAAAGCTCGGACACATCTTGATCCACTCGCTTTTCTCAATCTTGCCGTTACCGTTCAGGTCTGGGCTAAAGTCCTGTGGCCCTGTATCACGGCATCTGGGTAACGCTTGCGCAATAGCTTCAGCAAGGTCACAAGTGATTTCTTCTGCTCATCCGTGCGGTTGTCTTTCGCCTCCATGCCACCCGTGTAGGCAATGTTCACCGTCACGCTGTTGAAGCCTTTCACGCCGTTGCTCACCTCCTCTGTGTCAAGCAGCTGATGGATATTGCCGTCGGCTGTGATGACATAGTGATAACCGGGGGCCTTCCACCCCTTTCTCTTGAACTCTGCCAGCAGATCATTCACCGTCGCCTTCTGGCTGCCTGCCGTACAATGCACGGCAATGTACTTGATTGCTCTCATAGTCTTTTCTATTTATTTTTACGTAAATAATCATCCACTACCAGTTTGAAGCCGAAGATGGTGGCGGCATATACCATCGTCTGGCCAAAGTACCACAAGGCGCCGCTTGGCACGTCACCCTCTTCACTTCTGAAAAAGGCAATATAACACATCACTATGCCGCTGAGCAGCGTCAACACTGCCGTTGTGTACTGTACTTTATCTTTCGTTCCCTGCTCCATAATCGTCAATATGTTGCTTCTATTTGTATCCCTGTCCGGGTAATCTTCACGCTGCTTACACGCTGACCGTCCATCTCCAGCTGTTCCTTGATGGCCGTGCGCCAATAGATGGGGTCATTGTCTAAGAGCATGTCACTGATACCTACTCCCACCGCAGGGCGCTCTTTCACCTCACCCTTATGCAGCAGCAGTAGCAGTGCCTGGTTCTGCCGCAAGGTGTCACCAAGTGCCAGCGTTCCCTTCTCAATGACAGGCTCCAAATAGTTGCCCTCTTCATTGCCCCATGTCAGTTGCATTCCAATCATATCAGTGCTTTATCTTTTCGTCCTCATAGTCACCCTTCTTGAAGGATGAGGCAGAGGAACCGGGTTTTACTGTCGTAAATGTACCGCCTGGATGCGACACCGTCACCTGATGCGTATGCCTGTTGAAGGTGTCAACCAGGTCGTTTATCTTCTTTGTCAGCTGCTCAATGTTTATCAGACCGCCCAGCTTGCCGCCATTGATCACGATGGTCTCGATGTGGTCCACTTGCAGAACCACCAGCTGGGACAGGTCGCCGCTCAGACTGCCGACAGTCACGGCACTGCCCACCTTCGGGGTCACAAGCATCTCACCGTCATCATCCAGTTCCGAGGCCCTGAGGCGCACATCAGGAATGACAATGTTCCCAATCTCCACCTCACAGAGATTGCCAGACACCCTTTTCACGATGCCCTGCGTGATGGCAATACCATTGCCGCCAACACCCTGCAGAAGCTCTTTCAGTTTGCTGTACTCGTTCATATCTCGTTAGCTCAATCTAAAGCCTAAGTCAATTTTCCGTTTGCCGCCCTCCTTCCCGAACTCCGTCGTCACACTCGTCACGAAATAGGTGCCGTCCTTATAGGGGTAGTCCTTGTCCTTGATGGTCACGCTGTCCGCTGGCTTGCACATCGGAATCAGCCAGCCCGTGATGCTGCCCTCATAGCCGTCAAAGGTCCTGCGTTTCACCTCCAGCTCTCCACGCGCTTTCATAGAGGCTTCATCAGAGGTGGCACACTTGACTTCAATCACGCCACCGCCGCTGCTGCCGTACTCGCGCTCCTTCACGTAACCGTTAGGCATCACAGCCTTCACCTTAACGCGGATCCTACGATCAGCAAGCTTACGGTAAGTCAGGTCCTCATCCTCCACGTTCAGCTGCATGCAGTAGTAACGGTCCTCGCCCATCACAGCGCCCGGGGGGTGAACGTGCAGCTTGCCGTCGGCAACGTAGATGTCGGCACCGCACTCTTCCTGAACCTTTTTCAGCACATCAAAGCCAGTGGCATTGTTGATGACAAACTTCTGATAAGTCCAACTGTAGGTGCAGTCCAGCGTCAGGCCAATGCCGCAACCGTTGATGACCTTCTTTAGCAGCGCCTCCAGAGTAACATTCTTCAAGACCTCATTCGGTAGTTCCTTCCTGAACAGGAAAAGGTCATCTTCACAATGCAGCTTGATATTGCCGCCGTCAGTCGATATGCGTTGCAGCCATCCGTCAAACTCCAGTTCCATGCCGGTCTCTTCATAGCCGAACTTGATAATGACACCGTCACCACGCTTCAACTTGTCTTCAACCTGGAGTGCCTGATTGTACTGTGATGCCGGCAACGTAATGACAGCAGTGTCCGCAAGCTGCTCAACGCTCTTGTGGATCTCCACCTTGTCAAGCATCCCCAGCCGGTAGTCGCCAATCTGTATGTCATACTGCATCGTGTACATCGCTCTTATGTATTTAAGTCATCACGGCTCAACAGCAGTTTATAGATGTCGTCGCTGTAGGCAGTGATGGTATAGTTCTGATTTGTCAGTCCGGTGGTGAAGGGGATGTCCCAGCTCTCTATCGCCAGCTGACTGATGCCGAAGATCTCCAGCAAAGGACACAGTGCCTTCACGTGTCCTGCCTCGCAGAAGTCTTTTAGCGTTGCCACGTCCTCATCAGGGTATTTCCCTTCACGTGACATGAGGATGCCTTCTATTCTTACGGTGTAGTCATCCTGTGTCCACCGTTCTTTGATGCTGCCCTTGATGCTGCCTTTGTTCACATGACGGCGAACAAGGATGTTCTGACCGTTCAGGCTGATCATCGGCTCCACAGGAAACAGCCATTCCTTGGCCCCTGACTCTTCCAGTTGGAAACGCAACGGCATAACCATCGGAACACCGATGGCATTGGTCCTTACCACCTCTTCCAGTTCTGCATCACTCAGGTCTTCCACGTCGAAGTCAGAACTGTCCTCAATGGTCTTCCCATGATGCAGGTAGCCCATATTGATGCCGTGAAAGTTATTCTCACGGAACAGCCAATAGGGGGGAACCTTTGTCAGCCCCATTGCCCTAAGAGCTATATTCTGTAGTATGAACCTTGATGTCTTCATCGTTCTGTACTTGTTGCTATGGCAAGAGCCCTGTTCATGCTCTGGAGCACGATACGTTCAAGCTCTGCCGTGTCAGTCCTGTCAGCCATTGTCACATAGATGTTGTCAAAGAACTTGCTAATGTTCATGGTGATGCTGGTGTTTCGGGTGCCGCCAGTTGCCAAAGCCTCTGCCGTCTTGTTCCCCTTCTTACCCTTGCCGCTTTTGCCTCCACTGGCTGCATTGAACACTACTGCTTCCGTGCTACCCTTTGTGCCGGGAGTGGCAATAGCGGCCTCTTTCTTGGGGTCTTTCTGCTGTTGTTTCTGGCTCTCTATCCGATAGTTCTTGTCGTACTCAGCCGCCACGCCACCGACAAGCTGCCTTGTAGATTTGAAGGCCTTTTCCGCGCTGCTGATACCCGTGATGTCCTTGACACCCTCAACGGCACTGCTCCAGGCACCTTTGAAGTCACCATTGAAGAGCTTTGCCAACGCCTGAGCTACTTTTCCTATGCCACTCAGGAAGGTATTGAACCTGTCAATCAGATAGTCTTTGATGATATTACCAAAACCCTTGATGGTGTCCCACATTGTGAGAATGAAGGCACGGAAACCGGCAAACTTGTTCCAGCAATAGACAACGGCTGCCACAAGTGCAGCAATGACCGTGATGACAATGCCAATAGGGTTAGCATTCAGAGCTGCATTCAAAAGCCACTGCACACCTTCCCAAGCCTTTGTCACTGCGGTCACAACCCTAATTACTCCAGCCATAGCAGTAATGGCTATTGTATGGGCATTGAACGCTACTGTGCCAACGGCCACGACCCCAGCCAACAAGCCAAGCTCCGTTTTCCAATCGACAATGAAACGAATGACACCGGCAATGAGAGAGAAGAGCCACTGCAAGGCTGAGGCAATAGGTGGAACGATAGCAATGAACAAGTCCATGATGTCATTGACAATGGGCTTGATCTGTGCGAACAAGTCAACGGCTGCCTGCTGGATGTTACCTACCAAGGTAGAGAACTTTCCGCTGACCGTCTGACTCAGTTTGTCACTCATACCTTCAAAGGCACCTCCGGCACTTGTGGCGTGATTGATGGCTGCCGCCACTGCATCAAAACCAATCTGTCCCTTCGACATCATATCCTGGAGCTCAGCGTATGTCTTGCCAGTCATTTTCTCCAGTTCTTTCAGAGGGTTGAAACCTGCATTGATGAACTGTAGCAGATCTTGACCACTCATCTTTCCGGCACTGGCAACCTGACCGAACACCAGGGACAGACTGCCCAACTTGTTCTTGTCACCGGCTGCAATATCTCCCAGCTGGCGCAGATAGCCGTTCACCTTGTCTGCCTGAACACCGAAGTTCAGCATGGTTTTGGCATTGTCTGTCAGATCCAGATTGCCATAGGGCGTTTTAGCGGCAAACGCATTGATTTCCTTCAACATCCCTGCTGCCTTTTCCTCACTGCCTACAAGGGTCGTGAAGGCTACGCTGGTCTGCTCTGCCTGTGCGCCAAGAGCTGTAACAGCTCCCACTCCAGCACTGATGAGCGTGTAGGGGTTCATCAGGAACTGCATACCTGGCAATGACATCAGGGAGCCTTTGAAGTTGTCAAAAGAGAAGGCAGCCCGTAGGCGAGCCCCTGTAGAAGTCGCCTTACGGGATATTTCGTCAAGCTGCTGTGAAGTCCGTCTGGCAACTCCCAGAACGTTGCCTTCATCGGCCTGTAACTTAATGAGAAATTTAAGTACGCTGTCCATCGCTATTTGCCTTCGCTTCCATTTTACGGATGTCAATCAGATACCGGATAGTCCATGCCCATTCTTCATCACTCAGCGCGTCAGGGTCAATGTGCATGTAATATCGCAAGAGCGTGTTCAAGAAGAGCACATCCCCATCTTCGGCATCTGGTACATCGGCATCCGTCAGAGCTTTTTTATTTCAGCCTGTTTAACACGCAGAACATCTTCCAGCTGATTGCAGGCTGCGAAGAAAAGATCATCATCGGTTTTGATTTCCTCATCACCTTCAACCCAGAGCTGCTTCAAGAGGGTTTCCTGCATCTTAATCGGGTCTTTCACCACGCTCACATAGCTCAAATCCTTACGGTTCGGCTTGCGGATAATGCAGCTCTTGCCCTCTACGCTGATTTCATAAATTTCACCGTGCTTCTTTTTCCACTCGGCTACTTGTTCTTTCGTAAACTTCATTTTACTGATGTTTGAATGATTATTGAACACTGTTCAAAAGCCACCGTTCCCTGCGGTTCTCCGCAGGGCTACAGGCTCTTCTTGTCTATAAACAGGAACGGCAAGGTCTTCTCCTGGAACTTGTCACCCTGCTTCCACTCCGTATTGTCCTCGGTGAACTCCACACCTATCAGGACATCCGTTGTCACCACGTCACCAGCCGTCGGGTTCCCGTAGGCGGCAACGATGTCCATGCTGCTGTCCAGAATGTCACCGCCACTGGCCTGTTTCAAGGCCTCATACTCGCTCTGAAGCAAAGTAATCTCACCGTCGTAGGTCTTGTTGCCGCGTTGGATGCTGTGGGGCTTGTTGCCCTTCGCATGCAGCAGCTCCTTCTCCTGCTTCGCACTGTACTTCACACCGCGAAGACCGGTCACCAGACGTCCGGCCATCACTACCGTCACGTCACTCCACTCATATTCTCTTGTATTGACCATAACTCTTTCTGTTTAAGCGTTTGTTACTAAGAAACCCAAGTTCACGTCAATGTAGCGGGAATAGCCATGAGGACGTACCTTCAGCGTCAGCACAATCTTTGAGGTAGAAACCACGTTCTGCTTCTCGTTGATATACACCTGGCAACCCTCGCCGTCGGTGCCGCTCAGCTCTCCGTTGGCGGTCATCTGGCGGTTGATGGCATTCTCCAGTGTCTGCTGCCAGCTCTTAATCACTGCATGCTGCATCGTGCCGTCTTCGTTCAGGTCTATCTCGTCAAGCAGCTCATCCAGCATCGTGTCGTAGGCAATGCGATAAGCCTTGTCTATCACACGACGGTTTGCCAGGTGGGCGTAGTCATCCGTCGCCTCGCAAGCCATCGGGTCGTCGGCATAGAAGTAACCGCTACGTCCTACGTGCTTACGCGGAACGACATACCCCTTGTCAAAGATGCTCGCAATGGCGCTGTTGCTTTCCTCAACCTTCTTGGCTCCAACATACATCTCCAGGGGCGACAAGGCACCATCCTTCACGCGGCCGATATTGCGCTGCACGGGGATGCTGGCAATGCGGCCAAGCAGGGTGCCGACGGCTGCACCTGTGCTGCCTGCCAAGGTGTCACCAATGGCAACCAGACAGCGGTTGTAGGTCTCAACTGACAGGTCCTTCAACTCCTTGCTTGCATCGTAGGCACGGCCCTCGATGGCAAAGAACAGCGGGGCATAGAGCTCCGTCGTTGCCCACTCGGCCAGCTGCTGGGCTTTCGGTAAGGCAGTGAACACGTCGGGGTCAAGGCCGTTCGTGCTTGCAACGCTACTGTTGCTGTTCACACCGGCAATGCCGATGCCGCGCAAGGCACCGTTCTGACGGGTAATCAGGTCGCGGGCATAGCCCTCTGTAGTCTTGGTGTAGTCACAGATATTGGTGGCCGTCGTGGCAGGAGCCACAGGGTACAGGATGAGCTCCGTGCCGCTCTCGGCTTCGTCGTAGAACTCCGATACTTGCTTATACAGCACGGCATTGTTCTGCTCCGTCACGCCAAGCTCGGCAAGGTCATCCATACTGCGAACCTCATAGATGCTGTTCAACGCCAGCTTCCCTGTTACTGCTGAGGCACCGCAGATGAGGGCCAGGAGACCGTCGGCACTCTCGCCGACGGTTCCCAACAGCCCGTTAAGAAACTGAATTTTTACTCTTGGTAGCATAAGAATCTCGTTTTAAGGGTTACGCACTGGCGGCCTCTGCGATAGCGTAGATGCCCTTGCTGTCATAGCGGCGCTTGCTGCCTCCCACACGCATCAGGAACGAATAGATGTCACCGTAGTAGGTCGGATCATCCTGATTGTCGAACATCTTCACATCACCCAAGGCACGGCTCACGCAATGCTCCTGCCAGGCAAGACCGGCGGCAAGCTCTGTGGCGGCTGCATTCTCAGACCACTTCAACAGAGCCTTGGCTGATGTCAGGCGCAGAACCTGTGAGCGCTGCATGATGCTGAATCCGAAGAGATTGCCCAAGATACCCTTCTGAGCGTCGGCTGATGCCAGGAACGCGCTCAGCTCAGTGCCGGTCAGGTCATCCAACAGGTCTGCATACATACAGGCATCCAGAAGGATGTAGCGGCCCTCTGCAGGAACATCATCCTGATTGAACCGGGTCATCAGAGCCAGGACGGTTGCCTTGGTCATCTTCTTACGGCTACCTGTGGCGGTGCTTGAGGTATGAGCCTCACGGGCGCTGCCCACCGTCTCGATTACCTTGCCGGCAACGAACCACTTGTAAAGAAGGTTCTGATGGGCTTGCTTCTGCAACTCCATGCGGTCATTCCAGAGAATACTCTGACGCTTGTCATAGCTCAGTTCCACCGTGTCGATGTTGGGGATGTAGATGGGGTTCGTGGTCAGCTCATCCATGTCGTAGGTCAGATCCTGGTCTGCACGCTGGTTCACTGACGCAGGTTTCTGCGTGCGGTTAATCACCACGCCTGAGGGGGCTCCGGCGTTAGGGATGTGCACGGTCTTGTCGCTCACGAAAACAGAGTCATCAATACTCTTCGTGGCAAAGCTGTTGTCGGGAAAGAAGTTCTCGACGATGGTGTTCAACCATACTTGTTTGTTTAATGCCATTGTTCTTGAAAATTAAAGGTTACACTTCTCGTTTGCTTAATCCTTGTAGTCCATGCCGAACTTCTCCTTGAACTTCGCACAGAACAGCTCCTTGTTCTGGGCTTTCAGGTCGGCAAGGCGGTTCTCCTTGTCAAGCTGGTCCCATGTCTTGCCCTCGAAGGCAGTCTTGGCACCACCCTGATCAATGAAGTCAACGGCACGGGCACCGCCCTGAACCTTCATGCTGTTGATCAGTTCCTCAGCTGCTGCACGGTCACTGATCATCAGTTTCTTCATTGTGGGAACCTGCTCCTTGCTGATCTTGCCTTCCGACACAGCCTTGTCAAGGAAAGCATCCACTTCTTTTGCTTGCAAGCTCGCAATCTGCGTCTTGTAAGCGTCATTCGCCTGCTGGAGTGCGTCAACCTTCGTTGCCTTGTTCTCCAACGCCTTGATGTGTGCTACAATAGCACGGGCATCCTCTTTGTCACTGAAAGAAGGGATAGCCTTGATGTCATCTATTAAAGCCATTTCTTGTGAATTTTGTGGCTCGGTCAAGAGCCGGTTATTAAAAAAGTGATAAATCTCTTCTTCGGTCTTGGGTTGCTCTTCGGTGGTCGCCATGTCATAGATACCGTCAGCCAGCTTCATGCGCACGGCTTCCTGGGCATCTATCCAGTGGTCTTTCTCATCGAAGTATTTTGCCTGTACTTCCTTGGCCTTCATGCCACAACGTCCAGCAATCATGTTGGAAAGGTCTTTCTGCAACTGCTCCATCTGGTCAGCCGTCTGACGCAAGACAGAGGCATTGCCCCATGTGCCGCCGCTCACACTATGAAGCATTAGTTTAGCGTATGGACTCATGTAGAGGGGTTTTCCGCACAGGGCAATGATGGCCGCAATACTGGCCGCCACTCCGTCTATATAAATAGTAATCTCACTCTTCGACTGTCTCAGGGCATTGTAGATGGCCATGCCGCTGAACACGTCACCGCCTCGGCTGTTGATGCGCACGTCTATTTTCCCATACTGCGCTTGCAAGGCAATCAGTTCACTAACGATGCGACCGCTCTCCACCTTGTAGCCGTCGCCAATGTCGCCATACAAAAGCAGTGTGGCGCTGTCCTCACCGGGGATAATGTTGAAAAACTTAACTTTCATTTCACACGAATTTTGCTGCAAAGTTCCATCGTTTTTTCGACATTTCAAAATGCCGTTTTTATCGTAGCGCCAGCGAGTTACTATCATAGTCGTGCAGGATGCTATCATAAAATCACCATTTCGTTTTTTCCCGATTTATCCCGAACTTTGCACCGATTTTAATAGCAAAAGTCGGCGAATGCCAACTTGGATAAAATTTTATCAATATGGGTAAGCAGAACATCGACAAAAAGGACATTGCAAAGTCGCTCTACCTCAACGGCAGTTTCACACAGGAGGAAATTGCCGACAAGGTGGGTACCACCAGGCAGACAGTTTCACGCTGGATAAAAGAGGGCGGTTGGGAAGAGGTCAAAGCCTCCATCACCATCACACCGGCACAGATACTGTCCGGACTGAACCGCCAGATCGTGGAGATAAACAACAACATCAGCGAGCGTGAAGAGGGGCAACGCTTCGCAACAGTCGCAGAGGCTGACATCCTCGCAAAGCTCGCATCGGCCATCAAGAAGATTGAACAGGACGTTGGCATTGCCGACATCGTGGATGTCGCCATACGCTTCACCAACTGGCTCCGTCCGCTCAATCTCGAAAAGGCAAAGGAGTTTAACAACCTCCTTGATGCGTTCATCAAGGACCAAATGAAGTAATGCCATGACGCTCGAAGACAAGAAAGCACTGCAACGCTGGGCAGAACACCACAAGGCACTTGCCGCTGATGTTCCCGTAGAGGACTGGATGTCTAAACGCGACATCGAGAAACGACGCTTGGAACTGGAGAAAGACCCCATTGCCTGGATCAAGTATTTCTTCCCGAAATATGCCAAGTATGAGTTTGCGCCGTTCCATGTCAAAGCCATCCACCGCGTCATTGAGCATCCGGAATGGTATGAGGTACTGTCATGGAGCCGTGAGCTGGCGAAGTCAACAGTGGCTATGTTCATCAACATGTTCCTGGCTCTCACAGGACGAAAGCGGTTCTTTGTCCTGGCATCTGCTACTGAGACATCGGCAATCCGGCTGCTGACCCCTTACAGGCTCAACTTCGAGAGCAATCCGCGACTGCGCCAGTTCTATGGCAATCAGGTAACGCTTGGTGCCTGGACTGATAAGGACTTCACCGCTCGTTGTGGGGCCAAGTTTGTTGCACTGGGTGCCGGTTCTGCCCCTCGTGGTGCCAGGAATGAAGAGGTGCGTCCTGATGTCATCTACCTTGATGACTATGACACCGATGAGGACTGCCGCAATCCTGAGACCCTGAAAAAGAAGTGGGACTGGTTTGAGGGCGCACTTTATCCCACACGTTCCATCTCTGAGCCTACGCTGGTGCTATGGTGCGGTAACATCATTGCCAAAGACTGCTGCATCAAGCGTGCCGGTGAGCGTGCCAAGCATTGGGATATAGTCAACATCCGCGATAAGAACGGAAAGAGCACTTGGCCCCAAAAGAACACTGAGGAACAGATTGACACCGTACTGTCAAATATCTCTTCAAAAAACGCTCAGGCAGAGTATTTCAACAATCCTGTTTCTGAGGGAACCATCTTCAAGAACCTGCCCTTCGGTAAGGTGCCGCCACTGCGCCGGTTCCCGTTCCTCATTCTCTATGGCGACCCTGCCTATTCTGACTCAAAGAAAAAGGCATCCAGCACAAAGGCGCTCTGGCTCGTAGGTAAGTACAAGGGTGTTTTCTATGTCATCAAGGGCTTCCTTGCCCGTGAACTGAACGCCACCTTCATCTCCTGGTACTTCGACATCATGGACTATGTGGGTGGCAAGACGAACGTGTATTGCTACATGGAGAACAACAAACTACAGGACCCGTTCTTTAACCAGGTATTCAAGCCGCTGCTCCGTGAGGAATGCAAGAAGCGCAAGCGTGACCTCTACATCAAGGGGGATGAGCGAAAGAAGACGGACAAGGCAACACGTATTGAAGCCAACCTGGAACCCATAGACCGCAATGGCGCATGGATATTCAATGAAGACGAACAGGACAATCCGCACATGCAGGAACTCATCAATCAGTTCAAGCTCTTTGAAATGCACCTGCCTTACAATGCCGACGGTCCGGACTGCATCGAAGGTGGCTTCACCATCATTGGCGAGAAGACAGCGGAACTGCAACCAGCCGTCACCATATCATACCAAGAGATTAACGAACAAAACCCATATAGAATGTAACTATGGCAGCTTTTATTACAACAGAAGACTACGATGCTACCATCCACAGGGAAATACTGGACTCCCTGCTACGAACGGACTCAGCATCTTACGACCCGCAAATCATAGAAATCTGTGAGGACAGGGCCATCTCGGAAATGCGCTCATACCTGAACAAGACATACGACTGTGATGCTATCTTCTCAGCGACTGGCAATGACCGTCACGCGCTCATTCTCATGTTTGCTATCGACATCACAGTCTATCACATCTTCTGCCAACACAATCCTTACAAGATGGCAAAGATACGCCAAGATCGCTATGACCGTGCCGTCGAATGGCTCAAAGGTGTGATGAAGGGTGACATCACCATCGACGGGGCGCCCCTCATCGAGGAACCTGACCTTTCAGACAACTCACCCTGGCAGATACAGGCTGACGATGCAAGACCCACATTCAGATAACTGCTCCTTGTGGTTTTCCCGCAAGGATAAAAACATACGAATATGAAAAAAGACAATAAGAGGAACAAGAGCACCAAGCAGATAACCCAGGGTGGTATGCGCGTTCCTAACGGCCAGAGATTGCCGGACGTGGTGCTGCAGATGCCGGAAATATTCCTTTTCGACATGAACGCCTACATGAACTCTGTCACGCTGGCAAAGAGCATTGACTACTCCAACCGCACACGCCTTTTCGACATGTACGAGTCTGCCATGCTTGACCTGCATCTTTCTGGTGTGCTTGCCAAGCGCCTTCGTGGAGTCACACGGCTACCCATAGAGTTCCAGCGTAACGGAAAGCCCGATGATGCCATCAATGCACAGTTGCGCTCACCTTGGTTCAAGCAGCTACGCAAAGACCTCATCATGTCTGAGTTCTGGGGCTTCACGCTCGTACAGTTCTACCTTGACGATGATGGGAATATCCGCTATGACCTCATCGACCGCAAGCACTATGACCCTGTGCAGAAGCAACTGTTGAAGTTCCAGGGCGACCAGCAGGGCCTTCCCATCGAAAACTTCCCTAACTGTCTCTTCGTCGGTACGGAAAGAGGCCTCGGCATCTTCGCGGAACTCATGCCTGCAGTGCTCTACAAACGTGGTGATATGGCTGATTGGGCGCAGTTCTGCAACATCTTCGGTATGCCCATACGCGAATACACCTATGATGCAGGTGATGAGACGGCAAGAAAGCGCCTCATTGCGGATGCCAGACGCCAAGGCTCAAATGCCGTCTATATCCACCCGAAGGATAGCGAGCTGACATTGATTGAGGCAGGCAACAAGACTGGCTCCAGCGACCTCTACAGAACCTTTGCCGACTATTGGGATAGCAAGATCTCTATCCGTGTCCTGGGCAACACGCTCACGACTGATGCCAAGGAGACAGGCACACAGGCGCTGGGTGAAGTCCACAAGGAGGAAGAGGATGACATGAACGCGGATGACCGCGATTTTATCCTGGACATCCTGAACTACGACATGCGGCCTATCTTTGGCGCACTGGGCTTCAACATCGAGGGCGGCGAGTTTGTCTATGCCAAGAAAGACAAAATCATTCCATCCCAGCAAATCGACATCGTTCAAAAACTCAAAAGCATGGGTCTTCCGATGGATGATGACTGGCTCTATGAAACCTTCGCTGTTGAAAAACCAAAGGACTATGACCAACAAAAGGCTGATGCTCAGGCACAGAGAGAGGCTGCACGTGCGGCTCTCAACAATGCCACTGTGCCCGATGATTCTCCATCGGGAAAACAGCCTTTGAACAATGATAAAAAAGCGTTCAAAAACCGTTTGAGAAGTTTTTTCGGAATAGCCCCGAACACCGGGGCGGACACCGACTTCTAATCGATACGCTCTACTATGGCGGCCACGACGGCCATCATGGTTGTGTATGTTGCGGTGCCACCGCAACCTCATTCGACAATTCCATCCGCTTCGATGCTGATGTCCTCAGTCAGTTCCTGAGGAAAGTCTATTATGGTTTTGACACATCCAATGAGATAGAGCCCACCATCTGGCGTGAGGTGCTGCGTGTCATCAACGAGGGAACAGTGGAAGGTCTAGCTCAGGCAAAGACACCGCCAACACATGACCGTCTCTTCTACCAGAACCTGCGACACTCCAATGAGGTGTTTGCAGCCTTCAAAGTTCACATGATGGGTGAGGACATGGCGGCAAAGCTCTTCGATGCCAACGGCAACCTGAAACCGTTCGACAAGTGGGTGCGTGACGTTTCTTCTATATCTTCCCATCAAGTGGGCGCATGGCTCCGAACCGAATACGATACCGCTGTCATACGCGCTCATGCTGCCGCTGACTGGCAGGAGTTTGAACGGAACAAAGACATCTTCCCCAATCTGCGGTGGATGCCTACCACGTCGCCGGAACCGGAAAGCACACACGCTGCCTACTGGCGCATGAAGCTCACGTTGCCCGTAGATGATCCATTCTGGAACGAGCATCACCCAGGCGACCGATGGAACTGCAAATGCTCTCTCGAAGCTACCGATGAGCCTACTACCAGTGTGCCCGATGGTTCTGCCATCGGGAATCCTCAGAGAGGACTTGAAAACAATCCAGGCAAAGACGGTCATACGTTCTCAGACAAGCATCCATATTTCCCAAGTGACTGCAGCCATTGTTTTGCCTACAAAAATGGTGGCTTCAAGAACCGCCTCAAAGCCCTCTTCCTGAACAGGGAAAAGGACTGCTACAACTGTCCGTTTATCAATGGCTGCTTATATGGTTCTACTAAAGAGGATGTCAAACAGATAAAGAAAGAAGCCAGAAAAGCAGTTCAAGGTTCTACAATTTCAAATCCTGAGTTTAACCGCGAAATAAAGGTCTCCAGAAACGGTATAAACGAATGGACCAACCAGCCACATATCCACTATGCGGAAAAGAACCGTATGATATTGCATATAGATGAGGTTCTGAAGAAAGCAAAATACTTGGGGCCTGGTGCTGACAAAAAGGATGAAAGCATAACAGTCCACCTCTTTGAAACATCAATACAAGGTGATAAGACCTGGATCATTGTGAAGGAATACACAGACGGGAATGTTATTCTCTATAGCATCTCAGATAGTGCCAATATCCTAAAATCTCTGAGAAAATGAAAAAGCCCCAAGTCACGGCTGGAACTACAATCCAACATAGACAAGGAACTTTTCTGCCGCAAAGATACATATTTATTTTCAAATAACAAGCAAAAAATGAAAAAATTTATCATTCTCTTCAAAAACTGGCTCTTCAACGTCAGAAAGAAGCAAGCCATCAAGCAGGCTCAGCAGCTTGCTAACGAGCAACGTCGCAAATTCTTAGTGCTCAATTTCAAGGGCAAACCAACTGTTGTTTCCATGAAGCAGATCAAGTTCTGGATAAGCACTAAGCAGGTCAACAAAAGTGCTGACTACTTCCGTGAAATGGCACTCTACACCGCCATGCCTAAATAGCCACTGTGCCCTGCGGTTTTCCGCAGGGTTCCAATACCACTGTAACTATGGATGCAAGAGACATTGAAAAGCTGGTCAAGAAAGCCAAGGATGACATCTTGAAGGAAGTCAACGACACTCTGCCGCGCAAGGTGGGTGTGGTCGCCGTCAATCACTTCAAGCAGAACTTCCGTGATGGCGGCTGGCTCGACAATGGCCTGCACCCTTGGAAACGGACACGTCGCCAGGACAGCAATTCGCCTGATGCAAAATACGGACCGCTGACCTCCAGGCGTAACCACATGATGCGCTCTATTCAGGCATCCACCTCTCCGGGGCAAGTCGCCATTGAGGACCCTGTGCCTTATGCTGCCATCCATAATGACGGTGGCGACATCACCACACATCCTACTGTCACGGAACGGATGCGAAAGTATGCCTGGCACATGGTCTATTCGCTTGCCGGCATCAAGGGCAAGGGTAAGCTGCCGAAAGAACTACCGGCTGAGGCCTCCAAGTGGAAGGGGCTTGCACTGACAAAGAAAACCAGCATCACCGTACACGCCCACATTCCACAACGCCAGTTCATGGGCGACTCTGCTGAACTGCGCGTGAAAGTAAACAATCTCATTCAAGAATCAATTCAGAAAATAAAAGATGGAATCATTGCTTTATCAGCTCATTAACCACATCAAGGAGAATATGCCTTCACTCTCACTGGTTGATGAAGACTACGGACAACTGGAGGCTATCGACAAAGAGGATATGCAGACTTATCCCGTCACGTTCCCCTGTGTACTCATCGATATGCCGGAAACGGACTGGTCTAACCTCAGTGGGAAAAGCCAGAAGGGAAAGACGAAGGTCAACGTGCGGCTGGTCATCGACTGCTACGATGATACGCACTACGGTTCCGGAACGATGGAGGCTATGCACGACAGGGCCGAAATGGTCAGAGACTTGCACAGGTTCCTCCAGTGCTACCGTCCTGATGGGGATGGGGAACTCATACGCGAGAAGTCACGCTTCTACACCTGGAGCCACGGCATAAAGGTCTATGAAATGCTGTATTCTGTTTCCGTCTCGGACATCATTCAGGAAACAGTGAAAGCTGCTGAGAAACCACGGGTCGTGCTTTCGGTGCAGAAACTTTAGATGCTGCCACCTTGAAGCCGGTGAACAGCGGACGGACTATCTGCTTGCCGTCACAAGTGGCACCGTTCTGAATCATCCTGCGCACTATCTGCATCACGCGGCTCTCTGACACAAAGAACTCTTCTTCGCTCAACTTCTTGATGGTGTCATCAAAACGAAGTCTGCGAATTTCAGTCCAGTAGTAATAACGCTCAAACATTCTCTGGTCCCTGGACTCCATCAGCTCTTTGTTCCTGCCACGTGCCATTCTGCGTGCAAAGATACACAAAAATCCGCACATTGTGCATAAAAAATGGGGCATCCCGTCCGGAATGCCTCATTTTCAGTTCATATTGTGTTCAGAAACGCTGTTATTAAGCCCTCTGAGACGTTTTCTATTGGTCGGTGTCCTCTTTCTTAGGCTCCACATAGAAAGTCTCGTCTTGGGCCACTATGATGCCACATTCGGCCATTGCGTCGCACATTGGGATGCGCTTCTTGGTGATTTCGCTCTCCATGAACTCCACCGCCTCCAGCTCACGGTCTGCCAGGAGCTTGTCTTTGGCTATTTCCTCGCTCGTGCGGACATAACCAGGGATGTACTTCTTAACCAGCGTCAAGGCAGAGGCCCAAGTGAAGCCTTTGATGGTCTTCAACTTGGGCGTGCCAGTCCTGAAGCCAATGGTTCCATGAGCCATGTCAAGGCTCTTCTTCTTGGTGAAGAGTTCTGCCTGGTTCTCGGTAGCGTAGGCCTGGAGGGTGTCAAAGGCACATTCACGCTCACACATCAGTTCACCAAGTTTCTGCTGATGCTTCTCTCTGATCTTAGCACACTGCAGGTCAATCTCTGCATTGATTTTCTCAATCTGGGCATCGGCCTTTGCATAGGTTCCAAATGCCTCTTCTGCTGCCTCACGGCTTACCCCTGTGATAACAGTCTTCTTTTGTCTTTTTGTTGCCATTGTTTTTAATGTTTTAATAGGTGAATAAATAATTTCTTGTAGAGTGCCTTGCGGTTTGCCCGCAAGGGTCATTGCTCTTGTTTTTTCTTTAATATCATTCGCAGTTTCAGTGACAGCTCATCAAGTTCGTCAAGGCTCAGATCTCTGAACACCTTACCGGCTATCTTCGGACTCTTGCAGTAACTGTTCACCTGATCCCACTCAGTCGTGTCAACGCCTATCTTCTGCAACAGTCGCAGGCAGATACTACGCTTGTGGCGGCGCAAGGCCTTGAAAGCCTCCTTGTCATTGTTGCCCTGCTGCCTCAGGGTGTAGTCCAGATGGTCGCACATCTTATGGTACTCGTGTTGCGTCATCTCACGAAGGCTCACAGTCCTGCCGCATGTCCACTGGCTCACCAGCTGCTCTTTCAGCTCATCTTTGTCCATACCGGGCATCAGTTTCAACAGCCCATAGAACCGACCGAAGATTGTTACTTGTCCTGACATACCGGTTTCCAATCAATGGTTATCACTGGCTGCATCTTACCGGTTCCCTCGCACATAGGGCAAGGCACCTTCACTGAGTCATAGGCTCCGTCACGTCCCCAGAACCATCCGTTACCACAACAGTAGTTGCACTGTTGCACAAGCCCCGTCAAACGCTCATGTTTAGTCTTCATGCTGGGGCTGCTCAATTCCAATACTTGTTTCGTCTTACTCATCTTTGTCCCATCTTTTGTAAATGATTTCCAAACCTAATGCTTTAGCAAAATAGAACTCCACTGTTGCCCCTGGGCTATCTGTCCAGTCTGCAAGCATACAGATAACATCGCACTTGGAAAGCACATCCAAATCAAGCAGCATGATCTCCCTGTAGAAGTCCGTCCCCTTTTCCTGTGCCAGAACCTCAGCCGTTGCACCAAGACCGCTGCGCGTAGGATTGAAAACGAGATACCCTTTTGATTGCAGAAGTTTCTCTGCCTTAGCGAATTTCCGAAGGGTCGCTTCACTTGGATCTCCCTTGCCAATCTTACCTGCTATATATACTTTCTTACTCATACTTTCACTATGTTAAATTCTAAATTATTACTGTCCGCTAAACATGCAATCCCATTCTGAACCTGCTTTGTAGCCAGCAATCCCCGAATTCCATACCGTTTCCAAGCCCCCGTTACGTTATT